TACAATAGTCCGATTAAAACCGCCTGCCCGATCATTTGACCAGGCAGGCGTATTGATTACAATCTTGCGCGGACACGTTCTTTAAACGTGTCGAATGTCATTATTTCTTCGTCTTCCTCGTAATCGATGAAGTCGGATTGTGTTTCTGCTAATTGTTTATCAGATAACTCAACATCTAATCGATTTAAAAACTCCTGAAATCTGCTTGCTTGCTCAGTTGACCAACCCATCGTTTTCATTTTAGTTCTCCAGTAATGTTAGTGCATATTGTAATCCGATTATTTCTCCTTCTATCAAAGAGATAGTTCGGGTTTAATTTAGTTCTGCTTGTCGAATTGATGGCGCAGTTCCATCCAGAGCAAGAAATTCTCTTCTTGCAAGTTTTAATGCTTTTTTGTTTTCTGCGATCTGATATTCTAATTCTTTTTTCATTTTAGTTCTCCTTGTTAAAGTGGTAGTGTTTGTGATTACGACTACAATTTACTACAAATAAATACAAATGTCAAGGAAAATTTTAATTATTTTTTTTGTGGGTAAAAATAATAATGGGTTAGGTGGTTTTTTTTTATTGACAGGGTTGACGTTGTTGGCAGGATTGACTTGAAAGAAAAAAACGTTAAGATTATGTTTTTATTTGACGTTTGAGAGTGAAAAAGTTTGAGCAGATGGTGCATTCCCAGATTTCAAGGATCAGGGAGGGGGTGAGGGGGGTTGATTTTATAAGGTTTGCGCTGTCTATTGTTGTGAGGCAGAGGGGGCAGGCGTATTCGTGCAGTTTTCTTGAGCCTGCTGGCATTTTTTCTAAAGAGGCGGCGGGTAGGGTGCCGCTTATGATTAAGTTGTGAATGGATTGTCTTATGTAGCTGCTTATCGATTGTCGTGTCTTGTTTATTTTAAGCATGTAGGCGGCGATTCTAAGATCGTCCTCGTCTAAGTATAACGTTGTGTGTTTCATCGGTGCCTTTTAGTATGCTAATATTTTATTTGTTATGCTGTATAATTTATGTAAGAGTTAAATATAAAACAAGTAAAAAAAAGACTATTTTTAGAAAGCTAATATTTTTAGTTGTTTTTTAATAAACACTCTGTTATGTTTTAGCTGTAGTGTGTAATCTGTGCAGGTAAAACTCCTTGTTCGTCGAGACGCCCGCCTTTTTTAAATAAAAACGGGCGTCTTGAAAATCTGAAAGGTGAGAGGGGATGGAAGTTATACAATATATTTATGTTATATCAGGGCTTGTCGGCTTTCTGGCGCTGTATACTATCCTTGTCGCCTGGTTTGCTGTTGTGTTTTATTCTAAAAGAAAAGTCGTTGTTGAGGAAGCGGAGGACGTAACGATTGCGATGGTTAAGGCCGTTGCGGAAAAAGAAAAAAAAAATAAAAATGTTCGGAGTGAGTTTTCGAATTGACGAGATTGACATTGAGAAAAGATTTAGGAGAATGAATGAAGGTACCGCCTAAAATATTTCTCGAAGCGCTTGAAAAATATGAGGGTGAGAAGACAAACCAGGAGATCGCGGCTATATTAGGCGTTTCGGAGCAGACGTTTTACATTTTACGTCGAAAACACAAGGATAAAATTGCGAAGGCGGTGCCCGAGTACGCGAAGCAAATCGCACTGCGAATAACGCGTCGGCTGGAGGCGATCGCGATGAGCAAGGACACGGGGAATGTGGCGGCGGCGAAAAAGTTGCTTGAAATGGCACAGGAGAGCAATAATCCAGGCGACGGTACGACCGCGGGGGCATGGGTGATTACCGTGAAGCGCAAAGAAGACGACGGAGAGATGAATGGGTAATTTTTTTTCGAATCATCGCCTCGATGAGCGCGGGAATGCGGCTGGCGGCGTTACGAGCGGGCAGGGGTTTATTATTTTGTGGCAGGCTGAGGGGAAGGCGGAAAACGGCGTGCAGGTTGCGGTTATGATCGATGTTGTTGTTGATAGACTGTTGTTTTTGAATGCGATTAAAAAAAACGAAGATACAGAGAAAGCAATAGAGATGCTCGAGAAGGCGCGAGGGTTTGTTTAGAATTTAAACCAGTAACGAAAGGGCGGCTGGCTATAATCCCTCCGAAGCGCGTCTGCTGGCCGCCCGTTTTTTTTTAGGATAAAATGGAAAAAAAAACAGATATAGAATTGCAGCCGAAGCAGTTCGAGGCTTACAAAACCTTGCAACGCAGCGAGAGCGGATCGGCTGTTTATACTTTTTATGGCGGAGCAAAGGGCGGAGGGAAAAGCTACCTCGTGCGTGCCAACGAGTTTTCACGGCGCATGGAGTATCCAGGGACGACGGGGACGATTATTCGTAAGAACTACCCTGAGTTACTGTCGAATCACATTCGAAAATTTTTTATAGAGTACCCAGAGACGCGGGCCTGGTACAGGGCGTCGGAGAAAACAATTTATTACCCGAACGGGTCTCTGACGGAATTTAATTATTTACAGTACACAAACGATGTGTATCATTTTCAAGGCATTGAGTTCGACGACATTACGTTAGACGAGGCGACGCAGCACGAGGAAGAAGTGTTTAAAATTTTGAAAACGTCGCTGCGAAGCGATCCTGCCGTGATTGCGCGAAACCCGAAATTCAAATCAAAATTTCTATTGACTGGAAACCCAGGGGGGATCGGGCATGGCTGGGTGAAGCGGCTGTTTGTAGACAGAAAGTTCGATCCGAACGAGACCCCTGCGCAATATACTTTCATTCCTGCTTTAATTTACGACAATCCTATTTTTATAAAAGCTAACCCAGAATATCTTAAAAATTTGCAGGACCTTCCCGACGATTTAAGGCGCGCTTACCTGGATGGGGACTGGGATGTGTTTATCGGCCAGTTTTTTCAGGACTTCAGGCGCGACGTGCACGGGGTTGAGCCGTTTGCGATTGATGCGAATTGGGGGAAGTTGTTCGCGGTCGATTGGGGGTATTCTCCGCATCCCTGTCACGTGGGATGGTATGCAACGGATTACGACGGGACGATTTACAAGTATCGCGAGGCGGAGTTTCTTGAAACGTCTCCTGCGGATGTTGGCGAGCGGATTCGAGAACTGTCGGCTGGTGACAAGGGGCTGAGGTTTGGCGTGGGTGATACGCAGATGTGGGAGGTGAACCCGTTTCGGAAGACAGGGGGGGATGAGTTTTACAGTGATAAGTCGATTGCTTTGCAGATCAACGCGGAGCTGGGGAAGTCGAATTTGCTGATGCTAAAGGCGAATAAGGCCAGGGTGACGGGTTGGGCAAATTTGCGGAGCTTGCTTAAATGGGATGGGAAAATCGGCGATAACGGCAAGCGGAAGATTTTTCGACCACCAAAATACTTTATTTTTAACACGTGCAAAGCGACACTGGCGGCGTATCCTGCGCAGATACACTCGAAACTAAACCCCGAAGATATGTTAAAGCAAGACGGGGACGATGCGTGCGACACGGACCGCTACGCGATTATGTACATTCGTGCGGGTGCGCGAGAAAAAGAGCAGCCGAGGACGCTGCACGAAAAAATAATGATAGAAGCGCGGCGGGGACGGAGCGAGCCAGGAGAGTTCAGCTTATGAGTGCCGATTTTGAAATGAAGCGAATGGGCGTCAGGCGGGACGCGGAGCTTTACCAGTACGTTGTAAATGCGTACAGGCGGTCGAAAAAGTACATCGAAAGTCGAAATATATTCACGAACGCGGAGCGGTATTCGAAGATGTACGAGAACGAGCCGTATGAGGCGCATTCGATTTGGCGGCCCTCCTATTTGAGCAAGGTGAAAATCGCGATTGCGTTCGATGTGATCGAGACAGGGCTGCCTGTCGCGACGAGCCGACCGCCGATGCCAGACGTGGAGCCTGAGCTGGGCGATGAGACGGTGCAGGGATATGATCAGCTTTACCAGATTTCGCAAGGCGAGGGGCCAGAGGCGGACGCGGCGGCCCAGGCACTTGAGGCGATTCAGAAGGAGGCGTCTGATTACGCTGAGAAGCTGCAACAAGAGCTGATAAAAATCTGGAAAGAGACGAAGATGCAGGCGGTGTCGCGCATAGCGTACCGCGAGAAGGGAAAAGTTGGGATCGCGGTACTGCGCAGTGTGTTTGATCCGAGCGCGAACGAGATTGTTAATACGCTGTGCGACCTGAACACGATTTACCCGTCGCCGAACGCGGAGTCGATTGAGGCGCACAAGGACGAGCCGTTCATTTATGCGGTTGTGATGAGCCTGGATAAAATCAGGCGTCTGTACGGGATTGAGGGGATCGACAAGGCTGCGGTGGGAGAATTTGACGACGAGAAGAAGTTTAGCACGACGACGCAGAAAACAGGATACATGGGGCGCGTGTATGCGGCGATTAAGACGCTGTTGGAGAATACTGTTACCTGGCCGAGTGGATCGGCGAAAAAGGCTGGCCACGCGATGGTGCTGGAATGCTACATGCCTGACAGCAGCGAAATGGAGTATGAAACTGAGATTTACGACGATGAGACGGGCGAGCGGAAAATAAATGACGACGGGAGTGTGCAGGTTGAAAAGCGGATGCGGCAACGCTTCGCGAGCGGGGCAAAACGGGTGACGATCATTCTCGGGCACGAGGACTGGATCGTTGAGGAGTCTGAGAATCCGTTCGGGCGGCCTCCCTTTTTTGAAAATGTGAACTATCGGCAGTCGGGGGATTTCTACGGGATAAGCGAGATTGCGCAGATCGAAGACCTGGCGCTGCGTGTAAATCTTATGGCGAGCAACGTGACGGACAATATCCGTTTCACGGGCAATCCAAAAATGGTGATTGGCGAGGGAACGCGGGTGTCGGGGGACGATAACGCGGAGATCACAAACGAGCCAGGGCAGATTCTTGTATCGCCCAATCCCGCTGGGGTGCGGTTTTTGGAGCCACCGCGGCTGGGCAATGATGTGAAGTGGTGGCTGGAGTATCTGAAAAATTGGGTGGATCGGATCACGCATTTGAGCGACGCGCTGCGGGGATTTAACCAGTTCAGCGAGGATAGCGGGCGGAAAATTCGGGAGCTACGAGCGGCGGCTACGGGGACGTTCCAGCCGAAACTGGATGAGCAGGTGGAATGGATTCGAGAAATTTTTAAGCATTGGGCATTCATCATACAGAATATGCGCGGGGGTGTGAACTATCAGAAGCAGCAGGACGAGATGGGGAACTCGAGTTATGTCAGGTTTGACGCGGCTGCTGGAAGGCAATTTAAGATGAATATCGACGTGTCGGCGGAGTCGATTTTGCCCGATGATCCCTATTCGGAGTGGGACGAGTCGTTGGCGCTGTTTGAGCGCGGGGCGTTGAGTCCTGAGCAGCTCATTGACGCGGCTCCGACGCTGAAAGACAAGGCGCGGGCAAAGAAATGGCTTGCGCGGCAGCAGGAAAAGGCGGACGCGGAGAAAATGAAGGAGCGAGCGTTTGAGCAATTTAAGCAAATTTCGGCTGGACAAACGGAAGGAATGCCAGCGGAGGCGGAGAACGAGACGTTTGCCGCGATGCTGGAAGTGATTAAAGGGGCGCCAGAACTGATGACGACGCCTGAGTTTGCCCAGCTTCCTGACCGTGTTCGGCTGGCGCTTGTGGCTGCGTTTTCGGATTCCGCGGGGGTGGTGTGAGACCAGAGCCGCGTTTTGAGATGTGCAGCGCGGGCAGGCATCGATGGGCGCGGCCTGGGTTTTTATTTTAAATAACAGTGTCGACTCGATTTTCGAGAAAACCAACTGAATGAAAGAGGTGCAAGATGGGAAGTGACAAAAAGGGACAGGCGGGACAGGAGACCAAATTGACCGAATTGACTGGATTGAGGGACGGGGAATTGACGGAGAAACAGCCGATTCAGGGGCGAAGGGCGAATCAGATTAATAAAGGGATGTGGAAAACAATCTGCCTCGAGTATCGTGAGGATCAGACGTTTTTGACAGAGGTGATGGTTCTGCCTGGCAATCGCGGGGTGATTCAGCGCGATTCGGTGTACAACGGGAAAAATGTTGCGGCGATGTCGGTCGTTTATATCCCGAATATTGCGGTGCGGCCTGCACTGAAAGGGAACGAGGAGTCTTTGACTTACAATGCGGGGACGATGAATAATGCGCCAGGGCTGGGGAGGAAAATAAATGGAAACAGATAATAAAGCGACTACTGCCGCCTCAGAGCCGATGGGCACCGTTGTTATCGGGAACGCGGTTGGAAATTTTGAGCTGAGCGAGGCTGCTCGCAATGAGCTTAATGTGAATAAAGATTTGAGTGATAAAGGGTCGGGCACGTCAGGAAAGACCAATGACGACTCTAAAAAAGAAGGCGAAAAAGCTACGTCCACGGCGACCACTGGCGACGACGCAAAGGCAAATGAAAAAGCCAGCACTGAAAATGAAGACGACTCGGGGAAAGAGCAACGCGATGACAGTGATGGCGATTTTAAAGAAAAAATTTGGAAGAAGCTGGATGCTTTTGACGATGAGGAAAAGCGAGCCACGCTGTTGCGCGATCTGGAGAACTATGAGAAGTTCCAGGCTGGCAACACGAACATGCGGAAGGCGCTCGCCAATGCGGGCGGCAAAGAGGCCGTCGAGGCGCTGGAAACCCTGAGTAAGATCGAGGACATCAACGAGGTAATGGAAAGCCTCGATGACTGGTACGATGGGAAGGATAAGAATCCGTTTCGGAGGTTGGTTGATAGCTTGAACGCTGTTGCGCCGAAGGCGAAAAAGCAGCGCGAAGACAATGAGCGATTGAGCCAACAGGAAATGGAGATTGCGCTTGAGAAGGAGATTCTTTCCTTGCGAAAGATTGATCCTGCGATTGGCGATGGCAGCGAGGACGGGAATAAGCGCCTGGCGGAAATTGGCGAGTTGGCGGACGCTCGTGGCGTGAACCTGATGACTGCGTTTGAGATTCAGCAGAGCGGGGCGCTGCGAGATACGGTTAAAGCCTTAAAAGACGATTTGTCGAAAGCACGGAAGGAACTGAAGGAGCGGAACGCGGAGCTGGTAAAGCTACGTGAGACGAGTCTACCTGGGCCTGGGGCTGTTGGAGGAGATGGTGCTGCGGGTTTCGACGTGATTTCAAGTGAAGACATTTCCTTTGATGCGATACAGGCTAAGGTTAATAAGAAATTGGGAGTTGAATAATCTTAGCTATGAGGTAAAAAAATGGGTAACAGAACTGTTAGTGTAATATTGAACGATCTGAACGTCTCAACGCGGGATTTTATGGCCGCCGTTGTGAGTGCGATTAATAACGATAACTTTTTCGCGTCGCGCATGTTGAAGAAAAGCAAACCGTTCGAAGGCGGAAACAAGATTGCGGTGCCGCTCAAATACGGACGAGAGCATACCCAAACGATGGGGCGATACGATGAGTACAATTTTCAGCCGATTGACATTCTGGACGAAGCGACATACGAGCTGAAGCACGTCCACGGCGATATGGTGATCGATGAAGTGCGCCTGGAAGCCCAAAACAAGGGCAAGGCGGCTGACATCAATTTGGCACGAACGAAGTCGGAGAATATGAGTGAATCGATGAAAAACGAATTCAGCGAGCTGTTGTTCAAGGCGGTTGCTGACCTGGGGACGAATGATCCCGATTCGTTAGTCAAGATTTGCGCAACTGCGGATAACACGGTTGGAGCGATCGATGCGTCGACGGAAACGCGATTTTCGTGGAATCCGCAGATTCTCGATTTGTCGGCTGAGGCTCTTACTTACGCTGATCTGGTGAATCCCGAACATGCCTATTACATCGAGAAAATTTTGCGGATGATTGTCGGACCGCTGACGGTGGGGAATGACAAACCGACGATTGGTTTGTGCAGCCAAGTGATTTGGGACGCATACGAAGAAGTGCTACGGGCCGATAAGCGATTCGATTCGATGTACAAGGTTGCGGATGGCGGGTTTGAGACGCTGCGCTTCCGCTCGATGGAGATTGCCGTTGACAGCCACGTTCCAGGTGGGAAGATGAACGAAGTCTCTGATAATGGCGGGATGCTGCTCGTGATTAACGAAAAATATATGGATTATTACCATGCGCCAGCGATGAACTTTAAATGGACGCCCTGGAAAAAAGCTGAACGTCAGCCTGTGTATTTTTCGATGCTGGACTGGGTGGGTGCTTTGACGACATCGCGACGCGACCGACAGGGCGCTGTTCTGGGCCTGCCGACGGATGAGCAGGTGTACGGATAGTCCTTTTAACTGTGATTTTTAACATTTAACGATATGTGAGGTAACGATGATTACAAAGAGTGTTGATCGGAGCTTGTGCGGTCGTGAATACCCTATTCCTGAAAAGGGCGGTATGGGGATCACGCTGTATAACGCCACGGGTGCGGCTACGGCTATAGGCCAACCTGTAATGATTACTTACCACCAGACGGCTGGGCGCGAGGTTCAGGCGTCAGCCATCGCAACATCGGCTTTTGCGGCAAAAGTAGCTATCGCCCTGGAAGTTATCGCGTCGGGAGCGATTGGTTATTTTCAAACGAGCGGTGAATGCGAGGTGCTGGTTGCAGATACGGCAGGTGTGACGGCTGGAAAATTTCTGGAAGTTCTCGGTGATGCAACGAGTTTCATCGAGGATGGCGCGGTCCGAACGACTGTTAGCTGCGCTGTTCTGCGGGATGCGGTGGCGTCTGGCGAAGGAAGTGGATCGCCTGTTTTGAAAACGGCGATTTTGATCGGGGAGCAGCATACTATCGCTGCTCTGTAACTAAGAAACCCTTATTCATGTGTGCGGGCGGGCAGGCTGCTTTGCCCGTCGGGTCGAGTAGATAACCCCGCCTGCGCATATATTACAATGGGAGATAAAGCAATGGGTTATCCAAGTATTGCAATAAACAAGGCGGTGAGTCGCGTGCTGTTCAATTTGAGCGATACGCCAGCGGCCTGCGGCATTCGCAAGAGCGTGGACGGGAAGGAGTATATTTCCGCTTACGCTGCTGCGGCTGTGACGCTGGGTGATGTTAAAATGCTGACGTTTGCTGTTACTAGCGGGCGCGAGGTGACGGCTGCGGCGACGGCCACAAACCCAGTGGGAAAAGTTCAACTGGCTGTGGCGGCAAAGACGACGACTGCGGCGGGGATCACGTGGTTTCAGACATTCGGGATTGCCTTGGCAAAGGTGAATGGCAGTGTGACGGCTGGCGACTATCTGGAGGTTATCAGTACGGCTGGAAAGTTCACCAGTGAAAGCACGACGGAAAGCGTGAATAGCGGCGCCATTGCGATTGACGCGAATACGAGCGGTGACGCAGTGAAAACCGTGTTTTTGCTTGGGCGGTTTGTGACAATTGCAGGGGCTTAACAGATTGGTGGCCGTTACGATTGGTGACGGTCGCCATTATTTTTTTTCGGTGAGGATATATGTCGACTTATACTGAGCTGGCAGATCGGGTGCGGTTGGTTGCGGACAATGCGGGGATCAATCTTTCTATTGATGTGGAGAATTTGGTCCGTGAGGCTGAGAATATTTTTATCGCGGAGAGTTTCTGCACGGAGGCTATCGACGCGATTAGTACAAGCGTGGACGGGCTTGCTGATACTTACGATTTGCCTGATGATTTTGTGAAGGAGTTTCGCGTTACCTGGAATGGGATCAGTATCGATCCGTTGCATCAGCGCAGCGATGTGCGGCTGCTGGATAGCGCGAATACGCTTATTACGGGGACTCCTATTGCGTACTGGATTGAGGATGAGCAAGTTCGGTTGATTCCGAAGCCGTCAAGTGACGGGTATTTTCATCTCTGGTATTGCAAGCGGAATACCTCGACGAGCGGGACGAGTCCGATTATCCCTGTGCGGGAGCATATCAAATTGGTCGATTATGTGCTGTATGTGCTGTTTGAGATGGATGGAAATGATCGAAAGGCGACGCATTACGAGGAAAAGTTTTATGCGATGGCTGCGGCTGCAAAGATTCACTATCAGAATCAGCGATTCAAGCAGTATAGTATCACGGATGTGCTGGGGGAGCTGAATACGGATGCGTTGAGTATCCAGAACAGGATTGGGCTGGTGAGTGAGTAAGCCGAAGCGGAATTTTGAATTGTGAATCAATAATTGCTAATGAGGGTGAGATGAAAAGATTATTGTTTGTGTTGCTGGTTTTAACGATGGTTACGCCTGGGGCGTTTGCGCAGCTCATTAAGGAGCCTGCGTCGTTCATTGAGTGCCCTGCTGTGATGGTGTATGATACGATTTATACGCGGACGTCTTCGACGGTTACGATCTGGTTCAATTCAAAGAGTGATTCGACGGAGAAGATTTATAACAGTGGGAGTGTTGACCTGGATATTTATACGGCGATGGCCGATACGCTCACTGGCGAGACGGACACGCTGACGGTGACGGCTTACGGTCTCAAGTTAAAGAAGCGGGAAACGAATGTGAATGCGCTGGGGCGAGGGATTGTTGAGAAGGTGCGGAGCGATGTAGTGGCTGTGGCGACGCTTCCTGTTGACAGTACGTTTCACACGTATTATTTCGAGGGGCTGTTTGACGATTTTGCTATGTTTGACGGGGTTGATGTTGTTTTCACGAAGGGGGGGGGCGATCTGGATTCGGTGAAAACGTGGACGAATGCGAAGGTGAATAAGTAAAGCGTGAAATATCAAACGTGAGACGGGAAAGCGTATGGCACGAGAGACGTTGGTGAATGGGGAGACGGGGTTGTCGATCCGAAATAAATTGAATGCGATGATGCAGGAGATTTATGAGGATTTGATCGCTGGTCTGAATTATCTGGGGGCTTTGGAGACGGGGGATAGCGTGACGGGTTCGCCAGCGGCGGGTGATTATTATCTGGTTGTGGATAGTTATAGCGGGACGCCATGTTATGGGCAGTCGGATGTTACGACTGTTCAGCGGCATGATATGCTGATTTACAATGGCAGCGATTGGGAGCGGCTGCCGTATGGTCGGAGCGGCCTTAATGAGACACTTTTGCGGAGCGGCGGGACGGAAGCGCCAACGCCTGGTGAGACTGATCCTGCTGAAATTACGACGATTACGCATAGCCTGACTGAGACATACGCGGCGGCTCCGAGCGTGGTGCTGGTGCCGAAGTGCGATTGGGATATGTACATTTCGTCTGTGTCGACGACGCAGGTGGTTGTTGCGATTGGGGGGAGCGGGACTTCGGATACGGTGGATTATGAGGTGCTGGTGTTTTAGTAGGCTTTTTTTAGATAAAAAAAAGGTACATGAAGATGGCGCAAATTGAGATCAGGCAAATTATGGGTGTGTTCCGCAACGCGGATATGGAGGATGTTTCGGCGGAGATGGCTGAGAGCCTGGTCAATTTCATGGCGCAGAATGGGAAGATTGTTAAGACGTTTGGGATTGGGGATCGGTTTGATTTGGAAGTGATGAATGTGATTGAGAATAATTCGGTTGTATGGGACGATGATGAAGTATGGACGGATCATGAGTATTGGGTTGATAGTGAGATTTCGGATTTGGCGAAGTCAATTGGAGAGAGTATCCAGGATGTTGTGGTGTTTAAGCATCACGAGTTTGCGTGTCCCATTGGGAGCGGTGTTGGCTTCGCGATTATTGTTGTTTTGATCAGCAATGAGGCGATGTCGGAGGGGTTGGTTTCGCTGAAGTATTGGGACGGGGATTCCTGGGCTGATATTTCGAATATGATTGTGAATACGCTGGGGTCATTTTATCAGAAGCGCGATTCGAATTGCATTGTGCAGCATAACGAGATTTTGCGGCTTCTGCCTGGGAATGTCGGTGAGATCGACGGGCATGAGGCGAAGGGAATTTGGCTGGGATATATTGGGCGTGATTACTTTGACGGGCAGCTCCTTGCTGGAAGTGAACAAGAAGTAAATGAAGGCGATGCAGATTTTAAGGCGGGGTATCGTGTTTATGATGCGGAGCTTACAAAGCCCGATATTGAATTTACTGTAATACAAATCCAGGGGGGCGAATATAGCCCGTCGGGTGGTGGTGCAGACACTAAATATTATAAAGTTTCTGAGCTTTACGACGGCGAGCAGGAAAGCCCATTGAGCGAGCCTATAGCAGTTATATTTGATTTTGCAAATAATTTGTTTTTAAGACTTAATTATACATTTGTCTTAAATGTTGAAGGCTATAATTTTCGTAAAACAGGGATGAAAATATATCGGGCTGATGCTGAAGAAGGGCCTTATAGCTGCATACATACTATTGACTTTACACGAGATAGTGATGAAATTTATAGTAAAAGCAACGGCGCTTATTCTGGTTCAAACACGGTATATATTCCTGAATTGACAAGTTATAATTTTGACGGGGTTTCTACTTATACGCTTTATCTTAGAACATCTAATACATCGTTTGTTGGTGCGAATCTATCGCCAATACCATCTGGGACTGGAAATGTTATTTTTCATATTGGTTCAGATGGCTGGAATAATGACTTATGGGATGTTGGCTGGATGCTTTATAAGTCGGGGGTCGTTGTTGAGGGTAATGATGGCGGCGCTTATGCTGGCGATCAATGTATTATTGTCAACGAGGATGTTGGAGAATATAGCGGCGGTGGGGTGCTGCGGGTTGAGGCTAACGGCGGATTGACGACTAATGCTGCTGCGGTTGGTACGTACCAAACTGATTTTACATGCAATAATCATGGTTTGGAAGTTGGGGATGTTGTGGTTATGACTGGTTTTACTACGAATCCACGATATAACGGGACATTTGTTGTTAAGGCTAAAACAGCGAATACATTTACAATCAATGCGGTATTTGGTAGTAATGAGAATGGAAATTGGAAGTATATTGGCGATTATCGGCTTGTCGAAACTACTTATAAATATGCAATTCATCTTAAAGATAGATATTCGAGCGATTATACTGGGGTAGCTGAAATAGTAAATGCGTTGTGGGTATTAATGGCACCGAGTAAGGGTCTTTATGAAATAGATGTGAGCCAGGTTGTTGCTGGGCAGCAGTATGGCGTTACAATAGACTTTTTTGATAACAATTTATCGGGCGGGGCTTCTCACAGCTATGTAGGTGATGATAAGATTAAGGTGAATGGCAAGTTTAGCGTTATGCTGAAAGGGCGGCTTTTTTTGTTCAATATTGTGCTTGATCCTGGGGGTGTGAACGAGGTTCATGAGGATTGGCTGGCGTATTCGGAGCTTGATCAGCCTGATTCTATTCCTGTGAGTAATGTGATTCCGATTCTCGACTGGATGTCGGGTGAGGGTACGGGGATGGCGATCAGTTTCGGAAGTTTGATTTTGTTTAAGAAATACAGTGCGTTTAAGTTGCATGTGGTTGATATTGATGATGTTTCGACCTGGAAGCTGTCCGATAGTGTGTTCAATCGGGGGAATGTGGCAAAGAAGGGTCTTGTGCAGGTTGGGCATGTGGTTTATTTCTGCGCTTACGACGGGATTTATAAGCTGGATTTGAATTTTGAGGCGGCGGCGGACGAGACACCGCTGATCAATGCGCGGATTAGCGAGCCGATTAACGATGTGTATCTGGCGCTGGACGATGAGGGTGAGAAGCCTTATATCAAAGCGGGGTATGATCGGACGAAAACGGAGATTGTGTATCAGTTTAAGTCGGGGTCGATTTGGGCGTATAATATTCGTGAGAATGCTTGGCGTCAGATTGAGAGTGATGTTGAGATCGATCTTGTTTGTACGGATAGCGACGGGCAGATGCTTGTTTATGATGATGCGTCGCAGCGGCTTTTTTCGACGGGGAAGCAGGAGGGCGTCGGGGCCGTGGTGATGACACGGACGTTTTTTGTTTCCGATGGGAGAGTTGGGGAGCACAAGGAGATTGTGCGGTATGTGAAAATTCGGTATAAATCGGCTCATGATTTGACGGTTAATTTGTATGTGGATGGTGGTTCGACGCCTGTGAAGTCTGGGACGCTGATTGCAAGTAGTGTTATTTTGACGGGCGGGATTGCGCTGCGGTATCGGTGCCACTCGTTTAAGATCGAGATTGTTGATGCGACGAAGGATACGGGGGAGGTGGAGATTTATGAGATTAAGGTGGAGCATGACTGAAAATTAAGAATTAAAGATTTAAAGATTAAAAAAATAAAGGATGGGGCAGGCACGATGAATGTTGCGGAGATGATTGAGCTGCTTGGGATTCGGTTGGAGGATGAGGATTCTGTCATTTTTGGGGAAGATAAGAAACTTTTGTTTTTGAATCACGCCCAGGAGTCGCTGGCGATTATGCTGGCGAGGGAGTATTTGACGGAGCTTCAGGTTATTGAGACGAGTTTGACGGCGACGGGCGGGAAGTATGTGCTAAGTGGATTGCAGCATCCTGTTCTGTGTGGTGGTGAGGGGATTCTTAAAGTAAAACTGAGCAACGGGAGGTATTGCTATCCGATCCCTGTTGAGGAGCTGAAGCGGACGGAGACGTGGCTGGCCAAGAGCGATAGTAATCCAATGTTTTATGTGTTTCAGAATACGATTTATGTTCTTTGTGCAACAGTGAATCCGACGATTGATGTCTGGTATTTTAAGATGCCGACGACGCTGAGATATGCGTTTACCGTGCGCGACCGCGATGTGGCGAGCACGACGATTTTGCGCGGGAGCAGTGGGCAGGATTTGTCGACGGCTGATGATTATTACAATGGGGCGGTGATTTATTCGGTTGATCACGGGAGTTATCATGTGATTACGGATTATGATGGCGGGGATACGGAGTTCACTGTGACGCCTGCGGCGTCGAGCGAGTTTGGCGCTGGGGATGAGTTTTATTTTCTGACGCATGATTTTGATATGGTTCATCTTGAGGGGGCAACGTGCGATTTGAACTCGTCTTTGCATGAGCTGATTGTCGATATTGCCGAGGCGGAGGCGTGGGGGGTGGATAATAAGGCGGCGAGGCAAAAGGCGGCGATGGATCAGGTTGTTTTGAAAATTAGTGTTTTGAATGAGCGGTTCCGTCCTTCTGGGGGTGTTAAGACGAAGGAGCCGAGACGGTAGGGGGATGATTGACGGGGTTGACGGGATTGACAGAGTTGACGCGATTGACAGGATTGACGGGGTTGACAGAGTTGACAGAGTTGACGGGGTTGACAAACAACGGGGAATTAAAACAGGCTGGGGGCTGATTATGACGGCGGTGAGAACGAACGGGACTAAGGGTGAGTTGATTGTTAAAACGTGGGCGATGATGCTGGGTTTAATTATTACTATTGTGTCGGCGACGATTGGGGTTTATTCTTTTATTACTTACGGCGGGCTGACGCGTAAGGTGGATGAGGTTACGAGCAGTTTTGAGAGGCAGCGGGAGTTTTGTCATTTGATTGATAATCGGGTGGCGGTTCTGGAGTCGCAGTATGGGTTTATTGCGACGTCGCTGGAGAGGATTGAGAAGAAGATTGATTAAAGAAAAAAGCAGTGGAAGGAGCGATTGAATGGGATATGCGGCGATTTTGGCGGCGGCGCAGGGCGTGGGCGCTGGGATGAACTGGTTGATGAATCGGCGGATGGATAAGTTCGATGATACGGCGTATGGCCAGAGGCTGCGAAGCCTGATGAAGACGGGGATGTATACGCCGAACGCTATGAGTCGGATTGTTGGTGGTGTTTCTAAGGCGACGGGGAACGCGGCCCAGACTGCACGGGCTGATTACAAGGGACGGCTGATAAACCGCGGGATGGAAAGGAGCATTGCTGGGCAGGCTGGTATGAACCAGATAGAGGCGGAGCGGATGGGTAAACTTGCCGATGTGACGGAGCGGCTTGAGATGGAAAACGAGCTAAGTAAGCAACGGGCGGCTGATCAATATGCTGAGGCGAAAACGAGTTATAGCGAGGGAGTAAAGGAATGGAACAGGCAAAATAACGCGAATCTGGTTAGCGGGGTTGTGGACGCGGCTGGGACGTATGTTCAGGGAAAAATTCAAAAGCCGTTACAGGACGCGCAGGCTGCCAGGGAGCAGGCGTATACTGAATATCTTGGGCGGAAGGAAAGCGACGATGTGTTGCCAGATTTCAAGGATAATAAAGCAACGTGGCTGTGGATTCAACAGGCGACGAGTCCACAAGATTTTGACGAACGATTTCAACGAGCAATCCAGGGCGGATGGAGCGGAGAATAAGAATGAACTGGAGCAAGGAACAGGCTGAGATTTACAGAAAGAAGATGGGGTTTTATCCTGCTGGGTTTAAACCAGACGAGGATAAAGAAAAGACGATGCAGCAGCAGTATGAGAAGGGTAAGTATGAGAACCTGATGCGGCTGGCGAGTCCTGATGTGACGAGGGCGGATTCGTTGCAGTATGATCGTTATAACCCTGGGAAGCCGAGTATTTTTGGTGATAGAAAGAAGCAGGAGCTGGATGCTCTGAAGGCGCGGTATTTGAGAATGCGCTATGCGAGTGGGATCGAGAAGATTAAAAGCGGCGGAGCTGGGCCGAAAGGCAAAAAGGCCGAGAATGGCTATGACGAGAAGATCGCTAAATGGATAAAGAAGATCGGCGACATTGACAAGGCGACGAAAGAGATGGAGCCTGAGTATACGGCATTGCCAGGGGAAGACGGGTTCGTTCAATCAAAAATTCAGAATGACGATACGACTTATCAGAATAACGATACGATTTATCAGCCTGCGATGTCCCGCGATCAGATGCAGAATATGGCGTCGTTGCGAAAGAGCTATGCTGATTCTGTTAAGGTGTATCAGGATTTGCAGAGGTTTGATGCGATTGCAAAGGATATGAAGCGGCAGGGGATAGAGATTAGTCCGAGGGATTTGCGGGATCAGTTTGAAACGGCAAACGGGGTTGTTGCCCATGCTTTAAAGAGTTTGCCGTGGGATAGAAGCACGGCTGAGGGGCTGAGGGAGTGGGAGCGGGCTGTTGATCAGATGTTGCAGAAAAATGCTGGTATGACGTACCAGCAGTGGAAAACTATCGGCGGAAAGTGACGAAAATGATTGATATTACAAAATATCGGCCAAAGAGCGCAGCGGGAAGTAGCCCGAGTTTTGAGGAGCTTGTTCAGGAGATTTATAAGGATCAGAGGGATTTGGCGGCGCTGGATCGGATTCCTGGGGAGTGGGTGGATGAAAAAACGGATAACGGATTGCCGATGTCAGATGGACGTCAAGCGGCAGGCGTGAAAGGTGAGGCGGAGAAGATAAAAGCAGATGGCGGATTGCCGATGTCAGATGGACGATTGGCGGGGCATGATGCGAGTTATCGGCCTGGGGAACGGAGCTTTGGCGTTGGCGGTGGGTATGAGAGTGCTTCGGTGGTGGATCGGATTCTGGGGAGGCTTGGGCTAATGCCAGATCAGGCGGCGGCTCCGAGTGAGCAGGATGTTTTGAATGAGGTTGCGCGGACGAGACCTGATATATTTGATAAGTATCAGAAGTTGCGGAAGGATGGCCTGGCGCATGACGCGGCTTTGTCTGTTGCGAATTATGATGCTACGCGGACCTCTGGAGCATCGGCTGATCCGAGAATGCGGCTGTCCAAATTTGGTGTTCCTGTTAAGGATTGGCCAAAAGCGGAGAATGAGACGTTGCTTGATAAGGCAGCCGAGACGAAGGCGGGGAAGCGGCTTGGCAGAGGAATTGAGCTGTTCAACCATGATGTTGGTATGTTTGACGCTATTTTTGACAGTAGCCAGTATGCGCAACGGAAAAAGGAGAAGTCTGCTTTTGAAAAAGAGATAGAAAGGGATCCCGCTAAGGGAGAGAACTGGTTTACAGAGACGGGACTGGCAACGGCTGAGATGCTGGGGCCGATTGCCGCTGGTGTACATGAAGGGCAAAAGGTTGCTTTGCCTGCTGGATTGGCGGGAGTGGCGGCTGGCTCTGTTACGGGGCCTGGCGCAGGGGTTACGGGTTCGATTGCTGCCGTGGCTGGCGGGACGGCTGGGACGGTGACGGCGTGGTATAAGATGGGCGCTGGGATGCTGTACGATGCGCTGAGGAGTGAGGGTATTGATCATGACATGGCGGCGCCTTTGGCGCTTGCTGGTGGCATTCCATACGCTGCTATTGAATATAGTCAAGTTGGAAGGATCCTGGATTGGGTGCCTGGATTGAAAAAAATGTTCCCAAAGATGCTTGCCAATTCGATTAAAAAGGTGGCTTTAGGGGCTGCTACAAAATATGGGAAGGATGTTGCAGTTAATACGGCTGAAGAAGTGGTGCAAAAAGGCGTCGAGCTGGCAACGATTGAGCTTGGCAAGGCTGTGCAAAATGAGCAGGGCGGTGAGCATCTACGCCATATTTCGTGGGGTGATGTTGGTAAGCAGCTCTGGGATGAGGGCATTCATGCGATTGGCCCGATGGCATTTTTGGGATTGCCTGGCGCGACGATTCATACAAGCATGGCTGGAAAGCAGGTTCACGATGTTCGTAAGGCTGGGGCCGATATTGCTGAGAGGACGGGGCTGGATAAAAAGACGGCTAAGGCGGTTGGTCAGCAGGTTCTGGATGATTTTGTGGCGAGCGAGAACGAAACCGATGAGAAGAAGAAGCGAAGTTTTGCGGAGATTGTTCTGAGTCGACTGACGGAGGCGCATCAGAAGAAGGATGGTGAACGTGAAACGGCGGATGGAAAGGCGGATGTCGGATCACGGATTGCGGATGAAAAGACGAAAGCAGATGCCAGATCGCAGATGCCAGATGAAAAGACGAAAGCGGATGAAAAAGCGGATGCTGGGATTGTTGGGCGGGTGAGAAATGAGAAGGTTGAGGCGTTTATCGTTTCGGAGAATGAGCGGCTGGACCAGATGGAGGAGTCTGGGGACTATGATGATGAATATATTGCCGCTATGCGGGAAATGCTGCATGGGAATACTTGGCTGTATATCGCTAATAATATTGATGCTATTGAGGAGATGGAACGAGGGAATGATCCATCCGCTGCTGATTATGCCGATGAGAAGAAGGAGCTTTTGGCGCTGAAGGACGTGGTTGAGGGGAAGGCTGTCAGCGGTCAGCCGTCAGCGGTCGATGAGGGGCGTTTGGAGCAGGAAAAAGAGGGTGTCACGCAGAGGCGCGAAGGCGCAGAGGAAGAAAAAGCGAAAAATAAAGAGCCGTTGGAGCTGGCGGAATATCCTGAGCTGAAAGAAAAGGCAATTTCAGAACAGGGATTAACAATTTCTGATGTTGAGAAAGGCAAGAAGCAAGACGAGAGAAGCGAGACGCAGGAAAATCCGTATTTGCGGATGCCAATGGATCGGGTGAGGCAGGATGCTAATAATGGGGTATTCTTAGCTAAAGAAGCGTTGAAAATACGAGGGGAAAGCGAACCAATTAAGAAACACATGCCTGATGCGCGGTTTGTTGAGCGGGTGAATGAGGCAGAAAATGAGGAAACGGTTGCGGCGGTTGAGAAGGAATTTGACGATTTACTGGCTTCTGGGGAGTATGATGTTTCTGGCAAGTATAAGATGGGTTTCAGGAAAGCAGTGAAGCAAGCTAAGGAGCGCTTGGGTGAAACGGCAGACGATAAGGGCGGAAAGCGAGAAGTGACGGGCGAAGCTGGTGGGCTTGCTGACTATGGTGCGGAGCGGCAGCCAATTATCGAGAAGGCGCGGGAGAAGTTTCGATCTGGATTGGCTGGTTTTGGAAACCGCGACACTTTGATTGCTGATCGGGAGAATTCCATCAGGCGGATGATTGATGATAGGGAGTTGGCGGGATTAATTGAATGGGTGGGGAATACTGATAATTCTTTTACTCGTGAGTTTTTTTCGGCGTATACGGGGATTGCTTTGCCACGTAATCAGCGCGATACGATTGCGGTGTTGAGGGAGTTTGTTGGCAAGGAAAAAGCTGCTGAGTACGATGCGAAGCAGGCTGCGGAGAAGCAGGCTTATGAGGCAAGGAAGGAAGACCAGAAGCACGCTGAGATGATTGCGGTGGTTGAGAAGAAAAAATACAAGGACAATGACGGGGTTGTTATTTCGGCAAAGGAGCTTATTGATCGCGAGCTGAAAAAGGCGAATTACAGGACCGAGACTTATAAGATCGGTGCTATTCCTCATGTGGCTATTGTTGTTGATGAGAAGGGGAGGAATTATAGTTTTTCGTCGAGGCATGAGAAGCAGTATATTGAGTATGTTGTGCGCAATTATAAAGCAGATGCCCGATCACAGATGGCGGATGAGGAGAAAAAAGCTGGGGAAAAGGGCGCTGGGGAAAAAGATCGTGGCGCTGAGGGGCTTAAAACGGGTGATAAAACGGTAGACGATGCGGGCGGAAAGCGAGAAGTGAGAATCGAGGAGGGGGGAGCGGTAAAGCAAGAACCGATTGGGACATTTGCAGACCCTGTTGCAGACCCTGCTGGGAATTGGGGGTATGAGACTGTTGAAGTATTTGAAGTTGGTAACCCTGTAAAGAGGCCTGGGGAAACTAGTGGAGGAAGTTGGAATGTTAAAATTGTTGTGCCTTCCCCGCTTGGTAAAGATAAAACACAAGTCAGGACAATGCACTTTTGGGACAAAAAGTCGGCGCAAAGATTCATTGACACTATCTATAAATCGCCAGTGATTCGCGTTGGCGACATGGTAAAAACAAAACCAGGTAGTAAAATAACTATTACTGGGCCAGTGAAAGTTACCTGGGAACAGGGGACGATGTTGAAAACGAATATCACTGGCGATACACAATTGAATAAGGTGGATTTTGTTAAGGTTGAAAGTGGAGCAGATAAGGAAGAGCAAGACGTTAGACGCGAGACGCGGGTTGTTGATGTTCTGATGAATGAGGCGCAGGGTGGGGTTGAGCTGAAGTTTGCCGAGAAGCCGAGCGCGGATGTTGTTTCGGAGGTGAAGGCGAACGGGTTCCGATGGAGTATGCGGAATAAGGTGTGGTATAAGAAGCGGACGGAACAGGCGGTTCGGTTTGCTGAGGGGTTGGCGGAACGATTGAATCGGGGTTCGGAGATCGGGGAAGGGGATTCGGGAAAAGAAAAAGACGTGGAGCGTGGGGCGAAAAGCGAAAAGCCGATGCCAGATGCCAGATCGCCGATGGCGGATGAATTTTCATGGGATGAAGCCCTGGCAGAAAATAATCTTAAATATGGTGATTTTGTTGCAAAAAAACAGCGCAATCATACCATAGAGGGCGTTCTTATTGAAAACCCAATCAAAGGCGAGCAGCCGTTAGTTCGGGTTACTTCTCCATCTTTTTTGAGTCAAGAAAAATGGGATGATGGTTTTAAAAAAGTTAAAACAGAAAAAGCGGAGAGCGGGGAAAAGTCGACTGAGTATGGGGCGAAGAATGTTTTGGTGAGCCAGGAACGAGCGGCGGAGCTTGAGCGGCGGATACGCGAGAAACTGAAAAATTTGAATGTGGGCGTTGATCCTGAGTTTCTGGCTTTGGGGACGGAGTACGCGGTTTACCATATTGAGGCAGGGACGCGAAAGTTTGTGGACTTTGCCCGAAAGATGGTTGAGACTTTTGGGGATGCCATTCGGCCATTTTTGAGGTCGATGTATTTGGGTGCGCGGCATTATCCTGGTTTGGATAATTCGGGGATGGATTCGGAACGTGTTGTCGAGGGTGTGGATGTTGAAACTATTGGAAAAGAATCTGCGTATAATGAAACAGAGAATAAGGAGAAACCTGATGAAACAGGAAAATCTGGACGACAAACTGGCACAACGGGTACCGAAGGAACAACGAGCGTTAGTCCTGGAGGGAATATTGAGGGTAGAGCAGGGGAGCGAAAACCAGGAAGTGAGCGTTCGGACAAAGTTGTACGCGATTCTGAATTTGCAATTGGGGCAGGTGTGCCAGGCGCTGAGGTATCCACTGGAACAGAACAAGTGGAAGGACAGCAGGCCGCTGGAGGAATTAGCGAAGCTGTACGCGGGGCTGGAAACGAGCCAGTGGTACCAGGCGCAACTGACATACGTGGTGAGAAACCAACCACCGAGCCACGTGTGGTACAAAATTATTCCCTCCGAGAAAAAGAATCTCCGCGACTTACAAAAGGGCAAAGAAACAGCATCAACTCCCGCGTTAAGGAAATCCTTTCAAAACAATCTTCCGATTTAACAGACGACGATAAGGACATATTACGTCAATATACTGGCGAAGGCGGCCTGAGCAGTGGGACGAAAGAGGCGCTTAATCAGCATTACACGGATTATGATACAATTCGTGCGATTTACAATGCGCTGGAAAAGGCTGGATTTAAGCCTAAAACTGCGTTGGAGCCATCGGTTGGCGGCGGCAACTTTGTTGGCAACTGGCCTGAGCTTGCATGGACGACGATAGATATTGACGAGACCAACCATAAGGTAGTATCTGCACTTTATCCCCAGGGGAAACATTACCATTTATCTTTTGAAGATTTCGTTGATTCTGGCTATGATTTTGTGGTGAGCAACGTACCGTTCAGCGAGGAACGCGGAGCGGGACGGCTTCGGAACAGGCCAGATATTAAGACGCTGCATGATTTTTATTTTATACATGCGCTGGACCGCGTTCGTGACGACGGGATTGTTGCTTTTATTTCCTCCCATTACACGATGGATAAATTAGACAAAAAAACCCGAAAAGAGATTACGAGCAAGGCTGATATTATCGGCGCATTCAGGCTGCCGCAGGGCCATTTTACAAAAACGGCGCATACGGACGTGATGGTTGATATTATTTTTATGCAGAAACGTCCTGACGGCGTTGAGGCGCGGCCTGAGATGGCAGAGAATAACGCGGCGTTTGAGATTGTTGACACCCAAGAAAACGGGCTTAAAATAAATTCTTATTATAATCTTCATCCTGAAAATATTTTGGGCGAGCTGGTTGAGGGCGTTGATAAGCTGTATGGCGGTAAGCCGATGTATGTTGTTGAGGGAGAGGCGCGGCTGGACGATATATCTGTCGATTACACACCGTATTTGAAGGAAAAGCAGAAAGAAAAGGATAAACAAAAAGAAGGTGGTATTCCCGAAAGCTACCATGATTTGCAGGGCTGGATGGAAGAGAATCCGAATGTTATGGTAAAGCAAAATGTTTTTCTTCCTATGGGTAAGGATAAAGACGGGAATGAAAAATATTATCATTCTGTTGATTCTAATTTTGAAATGAATATTTTGTTCAGTTCTGGACAGATATATGTGATGGATAAGTATATTCCATTTAATGATCTTCATAATGGGTTTGCCAAGATTTATAAGCCGCTTACTGGTGAGCTTTATGATAAAATTGATATGTTAAATCGGATTAAAAACGCGGCGACTGAATTCCAGGAAATGGGTGATAGTTACGATTCTGAGCTTGGGATTGGTTTGATTAACGACTATAAAAATCAGTTTAAAACGCCCCCGATTGCAGATAAAAAACTGCACGGATTTTTTAAAATGCACAAAGAAATGCCGTTGTTCAATGAGCTGACGAGTACGTTTAATGAAAACTTTGAGCCTGCGGATGTTTTTAAGGAACGAGTGCGGCACACGGGAAGCGGGCGCAAGGAGGCGACAAAAGATTCGCCGCTTATTGACAGGGCGATTGCGAGCGAGGATAATAAGGGGTTTATTCATATCGCTGATGCGGATTTGATTAAAGACAGCGAGTTTCAGGAATTGCTTAAGAACGGGTATTCTGTTGTTGAGTTTGGCGATAAGACTGTTGTACAGAATGATATTTTGTATTATTCTGGGTTTGTGTATGATAAAATTAAAATGGCGCAGGCTATTTTAGATAAGTGGGGAGACGACGGGACTGTTGCAGACAAATTAAAAAAACAAATTGCCGAGCTTGAGCGGGTTCGGCCAGATGCGCTTCCGATTGACGAGATTGATTTCAGGGGGAATGAAACATGGATTCACCCGTTGATTGAAAATAAAGGCTGGTTTACCGCACGGCAGGTACCCGATAAAAACAAACAATTGCACTGGGTACATGATGACGATATATATGAAAAATATTTAAACAACCATGTGCTTGTGAGCCGAAAATGGTTTGATGATGGTTCTGTGGAGCCGATGGGCAGTTATATGGCCCGAATGCGCGAAGCTGAAGAACATCTGTACGAAATAAAGCAAAGCATTCTTAATAATGTTAAGGAAGATGCCGCGCTGGTTGAACAGATTGAGTTTGTATACAATTCGAAATTTAACGGGTATGTGAAACCGAATTACCGCAAGGCTATTTATCTCATCCAGGATGTTCTAAACGAGATTGAGGCGAACTCTCCCATTCGTTTGAGAAAAAATCAGATTGAGTGGATTATTAAGGCTTTTTATGAGGGCAAGGGGATTAACGCCCACGACGTTGGCGGCGGAAAAACGTTTGCTTCGATTGCGCTTGCCAGGGTTCTTAAAAAGCGTGGCGCAGCAAAAAAGCCGATGTTTGTGGTTCCTGCAAAAACGATTAAAAAGTGGGAACGGGATATTAAGACGCTTTTTCCTGATGCAAAAATAATTAATCTTGGAAATTTAAGCAAGGATCAGCGGACAAAGAAACTTTTTGACCTTTCCAATACTAACGCGGATTATGTGCTGATTAGTCACGAGGGATTTGCCCATGTGAAACTTCCTGTTGACGATGAACTTCGGTTTATTAACGCGGTTGTGCTCGAACATTTGGACGACCCTGGGATAGCTGGGCGCAAATACGCACTTTTACTTGAGAAGATTGAACGGTATGTATCTGCCATTCGTAATATGCCACGAGATACACGGCTGACGTTCGATAAACTTGGGATTGATATGCTGGTTGCTGATGAGGCCCATGCGTTTAAAAATATTGGTATTCGCGGTGAACTTAACAAGTTTGGTTTAGGAATAGCGTTCGGGTTTAATGCGAGCGGTAAAGACGAAACCAATGTAACGATTGCAAGTGCGCGGAGTTATGATTTTCGATTTAAGGCAAATTACATTGCCGAACGGAACAATAACAGCAATGTTTTCATGTTGACGGCCACGCCTACTCCAAATAAGCCGATGGAAATTTACACGATGATGCGGCACATGGATTATCAAATTTTAGATGAGTACGGGGTTGGCGACGACCGAAGTTTTGCAAATATGTTTTTTAATTTGGGCACTGTTGAAGACCCTGAAAAGCACAAGCCGAAAAGTATTCTAAGATCGATTATTAATGCGCCTGAACTTCGGAATATTATGGACAGGTATATCGATTATATTCCGATGGAGGCGATGCCACATATTGAAGTGCCTGCCGAGAACCAGTTAAAGCATTTTTTAAATTCCAGCGACCTTGTGGCGGCTGTGATGGCTGATTTGGACAGGCGAAAAGGCGCTGTGCCAAAGGCTTTTCAAAGACAGCCAGGGGGTGACACACTTCTGGCAATTTACACGGGTGGCCGCAATGCGGCGGTTGATCCGCGACTTTACGGCGGTGAGCACGCTGGAATTGAAATTGACATGCGGACGTTCAATAGTGAAGATGACAAGCTGGAATTTGTTTTAGACGGAATTGAGGCTGCTTTCAAAGAAAACAAAGAGCATGGCCATTTGATATTTTTGGATAATTCTGGCCATACACAGGTGGATGCTGGTAAGCTGACAGAGAATTTGCATCGTGAAATTAAAAATGAATTGACCAAGCGCGGGTTTGAGGCAAAACAGATCGGGATTATGAATGGCAAGGAAGTAACGAACCCGAATAATGGGAATGAATCTTCTGTTAGCGGGGAGAAAAAGGATAAACGAAAACAGGAGCTTGCCGACCTTTACAATGATGGTAAAATAAAGGTATTAATTGGCACGACTGCAAGTATGGGCGAGGGTATGGATTTGCAGGTTAAGACGAAGCATATCTGGAACCTTGACATACCGTATACACCTGGTGCGTTCAGGCAGCGACACGGGCGTGGCGTTCGGTATGGGAACGAGAATGATGTTGTGATAACCCATCTCATGCTGATGCGCGGGAGTTTTGACAATCTTTCGCTTAATATTGTGATGCACAAAAAAGGGTGGAACGAGGCGCTTTGGGAGAAAGATGTTGACAGGGAAATTTCGACTGAGGAGGAAATGGTTGGCGGGGCTATGCCATCTTCCGAGCTGATTGCTATTGAGATGGAGACTGATCCCGTTAAAAAGGAGCTGTTGAAGCTGCGGTTTGATTATGACCGAATGCAGCGAGAGCGGTCTAATACGCGGGATATGGAGCGAGTATTTAACAGTCGGCTGAGCAGGGCTTATAACAGCCTGAACCAAAATGAAAAATATTTGGCGGAGCGCCAGGAAAAACTTGCCAATCTTACTCCTGATGATAAAATTAAAGATGAAGAAAAACGCCAGGCCCAGTACGATAAAAGCAAGGCTTTTCTGGAAAAAATGATTGATGTTGCCAATAAAAATATTGACAGCGACAATGAAAAGATTCGCAATATACAAAAGCAGGTGAAGCGTTCGGCTGATGAGCTTAGGGAAGTTACCAACAAAATAGCTGAATTTGAAACGACGTATTTTAACGAGGAAAAGGAAATAAGCCTTACACCTGCGATGGAGGATGAGGCACGTAGAAAGTTTGAGGAAGAAGGCGGGGTTATTCAAACGAAAACGGTGGAGTTTGAGGGCGTTAAACAGAAAAAAGCGCCAAAGGCTTCGGCGGTTGAAAAAGAGATGGGTGGCAGGTATCGGGAGACTTTGAACCCGAAGGCTGCAATTACACAATTTTTAAGAAAAAAAGATACATTGCATAAAAACGAAAGTGGTGCATTAACAAATGGGAAGTGGGCGCTTGAAGGCAAGTTTGTACCTAAAGAGCTAAAAAATATTGCTGAGACGTTTGATATTCGTAACCGCAATGTCAAGTATGACCATTTATATGATACCGTTGTTCCTAATGCGGTTAAAAGCAAATATGTTTTTAGTTTTTTATCAAAGAGTGGTAGTAACAACAAAATGGCGGTGTTTCTATCTGACAAAGGTAATTACGTTGCGTTTCCTGAAGTGCAGGTTTCGTATTTGCAGAAGATTGTGCCCAAGTTTTCTCTTATGGTGAATGATAATTCGATGGGCGCTGTTATTATGTCTGGCAATGAAATAGCTGGATTTTTGATGCCGTCTCGTAGAGTTGCAGACGAGGTTGAGCGCATTGTTGATTTGCGTGAGCAGGGGGTGCAGGAATCCCGAATTAGTCATTATAAAAGCAAGGGAATAGGGACTGCGCAGCAAGTGGATGAGGAGTGGTTAGACACGGCGACGGAGATGCTGCACAAGGCGGTTGGCGGGATAGCTGTTGTTAAAAGTACGAAGATGTTCGATGCGCGGGTTGCTTCGCTTCAGGCGCAGGGGAAGATTGCTAAGGGGAGGGCGCCTTTGGGGTTTTATGATCCTGAGACGAATAAGATTTATATCGATGTGCGGCGGATGAATAAGGACACGGTGTTCCATGAGTTTGCCCATCCTGTTATGAATTATTTGCGGGTGCATGAGCCTGAGCTTTATGCCCATGGGATCGCCTTGATAAAGGGGACGCGATACGCGAAAAACGCGCAGGATGCGGGGTATTCTGACTACCTGGATGAGGCGCTTGTGCAGGCTATTGGTGAGAAGGGTGCGGAAATTCACGGAAAACAGAAACATAGATTTTTGGCGTGGTTGAAACGAGCCATTTTAAGGCTTTCTGTTGCGTTTAAAAAGCTGGTTGGTGTTCCGATAAGCCTAGATGAGTTTTCGTCGATGGTGGCCTATCGAATGCAAGGGAGGGGTGGGGAATTTTGGAAGGCTGGGAAAACGTTGTTTGGGGATTCGGAGATTGGGAAGGGGGAAGAAGAAAAGGACGTTGTTGACGGGGGTGGAGAAAAGAGGGACGTTGTTGACAGTGGTGAAGAAAAGAGGGACGTGGTTGACGTTGTTGACAGGATTGACGCGGGGAAGGCGACGGGAAAAAAGAAAGATAGGGTGCTGCGGTCTGAGGGTGGGTATGCGCCTGTGTATTTTTCGGAGGCGGAGAGGGTTGTTGAGAGGCGGTTTCCGAAAAGTATGAAGGCTGGTGCGGTGAGGAATTGGCTGGTTCGCAACGGGGTGAAGGATGCGGAGCTGGCCTGGATTGATCTGGATGGTTTTCTGGCTGGGAAAAATGACGTTTCGAAGGATGAGCTTTTGGGGTTTGTTGCGCGGAATAAGGTGACGCTGGTTGTTGAGGATGTGACTCGGAAGTATGGGAAAGAAGTCTTTGATGACCTTGATGACCGTATTGACCTTGAGGAGAAAAAGGCTGAGGCGTTGCAGGAAATTGAGTATGATACGCTTGCCGAGGTGGGCAGTGAGCTTGATTTGAATGCGCCGTATTATCATGATTTATTTTATCATCGCGGGGATGCGAGCGAGGATGAGGTGCAGGCGGATATTGAGCGGCTTGGAGTCGCCGATGAGGATGAGCTTTATGATTTGTTTGATGAGACGTATCAACGCATTTATGACGAGCGGGTTGATGAGCTTGAGAAACGACTTGAACAAGAGGTCAAAATTCGCGGGCAGTATGAGGGTGAGAATTTTATTTCGCCGATGCCTTATGAGGGTTATCGGGAGATATTAATTAAGCTGCCGATGGCATCAACGTTTACTATTGGCGACAATGAGGAGATGCGCAGGCTTGAAAATTTGGGAAATAAACGGACTGCCCAGGATGACGCGAAGCTGGAAGACCTGAAAGAAAAATTTAGCGAGGATGAAAAGCCGACGTTTACGCACGGCCATTGGTCTGATGATGTGAATGTTTTGATGCACGTTCGGTTTACGGAGCGGCAACAAAGACGGCTAGGTGGCGCAGATCAATTTAATTTGGATTATGATAATTGGGTTGAAGGCGGCAAAATAGGTGAAAAGCCAAGCCCATCGGATTATGAGGGAAAAGATAATAGAATATTGCTGATTGAGGAAGTGCAAAGCGATTGGCATCAAAAGGGGAAAAAAGAGGGGTATGGGGATAATCCAAATTTTGATGTGGAATATTATCTGGAAGGATTGACGGCTCGTATAAGCACGCCAATGAGTTCGGTTTGGGATGTGTATGATAGGGACGGCAACTATTTAATGAATGTTGATAATGCGGATACAGAGGCGGACGCTATTGGGGCAGCAAAGGAGAAATTAGTAAAATACGGTGCAAAGGCGACAGATCGTCATTTCGATACTGTCCCTGATGCTCCGTTTAAGGATGAGAAGGCGTGGAGCTTGCTTGGATTTAAGTATGTTTTGCGGTATGCGGCGGAGAATGGGTTTGATTATGTTGCATGGACGACGGGGGTGGAGCAGGTGCGACGGTATGAGGACATGACGCGGAGACTGGTGGACAGAATTGAATGGTATTACCATGAAGATAAAATAACTATTCATGGTGAAAAAAATGGGTTAAGGGTTTTTGACCGTGACGCTGATAAATCTGAGCTTGGCGATATTCTTGGTAAAAATATGGCGAAGCAGATACTCGATTCTGGTGATAAGAAGGGCGTTATTGAGGGAGATAGCCTGGTGATTGGCGGCGAGGGGATGGTTGAGTTTTATGACAGGAAGCTGCCGAGTTATTTCGGGAAGTTTGTGAAGCAGTTTGGGGGGGAAGTGTCCCGATTGCGGATTTGGGCTGGTAGATCGCAGGCGGAAGAAGGGCCGCCCGTACATGCGATTAGGATTACGGATGCGATGCGGAAGACGGCGCTTTATGAGGGGTTTCCGCAGTTTCAATATGCGGGGCAAGGGGCACGGACGGCTGACTCTCATACGCTTTTGAAGGCTAAGGCGATGGAGCGGCATTTTGGGCCGTTGATTCGCAGGGCGAACGAGGAGAAGGATGAGTATAATGCTTTGATGTCGAAGGTGATGTATGGGGAGAAGTTTTCCGAGGAGGAGGCTAAACGGCTGGACATTGTGGCGGAGTCGCAGACGCGGCGGGATATGACGATTGACAGGATTCGTCGTGAGACGGGCTGGTTCCGAGGGCTTGATGGGAAATGGCGATTTGAGATTCCCGATGGGGCGTTTAAGCTGCGGGCGCGGGGCCAGGGATGGGAGAAGGCCGATGCGAAAACTTCTTATTTTGTGGGGAAGTTGAGCGATGTTGTGACGCATTATGCGCTGTTTCAGGCTTATCCTGAGTTGAAGAATTACAAGGTTGATATTACTATTTATCCGACGATGGCGAGGGAGGCGACGAACGGTGGGTTCAATCATGTGACTAAGGGAATGAAGGTCGTTGCGAATGACGCGGCCAGGGCTGAGGAGATTTTGTTGCATGAGGTTCAGCACGCTATCCAGCACATTGAGGGGTTTGCGCGAGGCGGGCGTGTTGAATTTTTTCTGCCGTCCAATTTTGAACGGATGTTTTCGGCTTATAAGAAGCTGAAGAATCGGGCGCTGGAATTGGTTGTTAAGCGCGATAAAGCGAAATCTGATAAGGATCGAAGGGCTATTCAGGGTCAGATTGAGAAGATGCGAAAACGGATTTACCAGCTTCACAATAAGCTGGTCGATATAAATACGCGGGCGATGGGGCAATATACGATGCTTGCGGGGGAGATTGAGGCGCGGGATGTTGTTTTGCGGCGGTGGTTTGATGATGACAGACGGTCGGCTTTGACGCCTTATACAACTGATTCGAATGTCGTTATGCGTTGGGAAGAAGTTATCGTTCGATACCATGAGAATGGTGATGCGTCTTTTTCTATGCTTACGGAAAAGTCGCCGCAGTTTCAGTATGGTGGGGCCGCGGCTCCTGCTATGTATAAGGCGATGGGAAGGGCGAAGGCGGAGCGAAAGCCGAAGGACGAGCATGAGGCTTATCCCGAGATTCCATCGGCTTATGAGAAGCTGAAAAACGACTGGTTTGGGGAACGCGACTGGAAGACACAGCAGGCATGGATTGAGGCGCAGAAGATTCAGGAGCGGATTCAGAAGAGCATTGGGAAAAAACCGACGTTTGGGAGTGGGGAGCGATTTAAGCAGCCTCTTTTGACGACGTGGGAAAAGAAGTGGCACGATATTGACGAGGCGATTCATCTTTATATCGATATGAAGCGGAACCCTGAGCATCGGGAGAAGTTCTGGGATACGTTTACGGATGAGCAGCGGCGGTTGATTGGGCTGGCTGAGAATTTGACGGATGAGCAGAAGCAGATTGCTGAGGATATTTCGAAACTTTATCAGGCGATTGGTGTGGAGTCGATGGACGAGGGGGTGATTCATAATGTGCTTGAGAATTATGTGAATCGCATTTATGATTTTGATGATAAGCAGAGCGATGAGTATTTCCGCAAGTTTGGGACGACGACGCGGCACGCGAAGCAGCGAGTTTTTGGGACGATTATGGAGGCATGGTCGCATGGGTATCAACTGAAGATTCACGGTGCGACAAATAACCTGGCGATTTTAAAGGCGGAGATGGCGAATGTCATCGAGCATAAGCGGCTGATTCGCGAGGGGATGAGGCTTACGATGAGCAATGGAAGTAAGCTGTTTTCTTTTACGCAGGGTGTCGGAAGCAAGCGGATTGATCATCCCAATTTTTCGTGGTATACGTACCGCGGGTCGGTGCGGATCGACTGGATCAAGGTGCGGCTGGAAAGAATTGCGGATATGGCAGCTAAGGCGAAGACGGGTAAGGCGAGCGGGCCGATGGAAAAGCTGGTGACTGTCACGAAAGAGGCGTTGATGGCGCGGGGGATGTCTGAGAATGAGGCGACGGTTGTTATTAATAAGCTGCAATCGGCGACGAGCGGTAATGAGGAAAAAAAGAAGGAGATTCAGAGAGTTTCGGAACGAATCGAGGGGAAGAATATCGATGAGACGAAGTTTGTTCCGAAGCTGGGGAAGAATTTTGTTATTACGGCGGACGGGGCGATTTTGCGGAGGGAACCGCTGTATGCGCCGAATGATGTGGCCGATGAATTAAATCGGATTCTGGGGCAGAGCAAGCTGAAGGGTGTGCCTAGTATTAACACGATTACGAATTACAATGCTGCGATTAAGGCGATGATTTTGCAAACGTCGCTGTTCCACCATTTGGCGTTTTCGAGAAGTTATTTGTTCGGTGCGGCGCTGGCCTCCATGAAAAATTTGAATATTATTTCGGCGTACAAAAAGGGGCTGAGGGCTGTGCAGGAGATGACGCCTGAGATTGAGCTTTTGGTGCGCAACGGGCTGACGATTGGCAGGATTCAGGATTGGGATGAGTTGGCGACGTATTATCGGGATCGAACGGATAATATGATGAAAAAAATGCTGATTCCGAAGGCGGTGCGGGAGAAGATTATTACGTTTCAGGAACGGCAGGCGCATAGTTTGTTCAATCGGTTTGGCGCTGGCTTGAAGGCGTACACGGCGCTGCTGGAGTATCGCAATCTGCTGAAGAAGGAGCCGCAGCTTTCGCCTGATGAGCGGGCGGAGATTGTCGCTAATTTGGTGAATGATGATTTTGGCGGGCTGCATTTGCAGCGGATGCGGACGATTATGACGGGGAAGCAGGGACGCGATCAGACGGTGCAGCATATTTTCAGGTTGTTTGCGCTGGCGCCTGACTGGACGGAGAGTAATATTCGAAGTATGGTGAAGGCGATCAAAGCGGGGAGCGCTGCGGAGCGACGGGCCTATCAACAGTTCTGGGCGCGGACGATGTGGCGCGGGATTTTTCTGGCGACGGTTATGCCGAATGTGCTGCTGGCTTATTGGGACAGGGATGACGACGAGGATGATGAGAGTTATGTTGATCGGATTGTGCGGCGATATAAGACTGCCTGGGATAAGGGTTGGCTACGGTGGCTGGAGGTAGACATTACGCCGCTGTACCGTTTGCTGGGCGGTGGGAAGGAAAACAGGGCGTATTTCTCGACTGTTGGGCATTTTCGCGATCCGATTAAGTTTATTTTTCCGAATGCGCCTGACGGGAAGTTTGATATTAATCCTTTTGTGGCGATGCACCACAAGGGGAGTGTTATTTACAGGATGTTTTTTGAGATTGCGACGGGGCGCAATTGGAAGGGGCGACCGTTTACGCATTGGGATGAGCTTCTGGGGCTTGACGATGAGAGTTGGGCGCCGCATTACAAGGGGGTGTACAAGACGAGTTCGGCGAAGCATGGTTTCCGAAAAGGCGACGATAAGGGTGGTAAGCTGCAATTTAGCCTGACGAAGTCGCAGTATGAGGATATGGGCTGGCATCCTGTTGGTTTTTCGAGGATGCCGAGCTACTTGCTGGCGCAGGCGCGGGGTTCTCTGCCTGTGCAGTTCCAGAATATGTTCAGTTTTATGATGGGGGAATTGGATGCTTTTGAGTCGATTGGGAAGTCTCTTGGGTTTCAGGTGTCGGTGAGTGAGCCGAATCCGAATGCTGTGAAGGTTTCTGATAAGGAGAAAAAGAAAAAAAGGCTGGTGCGGCGGAAAGTTGTGGGGAGGTGATCCCGAAGATATTGAAATAAGCGGAGAAGATTAATTTTGAATTGTGAATTGATAATTGCTAATAGCTAATGAGGGTGAGATGAAGAAATTATTGCTGGTGTTGCTGGTTTTAATGCTGGCTGCGCCTGGGGCGTTTGGGCAGAAGCGGGCGCTGCGAGTTGATAGCCTGAAGGTTCAAGGAAAGAATGTGACGACGTTTTTCCAAAAGTTGGACGCGAATAACAAGGCGACGAGCGCGGCGCTGGGGGATACAAGCGTTAGCACGGCGAAGATAAAAGATTTGAATGTTACCGAGGGTAAAATAAACACGGGCGCTGTGACTGAGAATAAACTAGGTGCTTACGCTGTGACTGATGGTAAAATAGCTAATAACACTATTACGTCTTCTAAAATTGTAGCAGGCACGATTGAGCAAGGTGATTTGGCGGATAGCTTGATTTCGCTGGCAAAGCTGACTGCGGCGTCTTTGGCTTACATTGGAAGCGGCGGGAGTGTAACAAACAACCCTGATGATGAGAGCATTAAAAATATTGGCGATAATTTGTATGTTGCGAACCCGTTTTACAAAAATACAAATATTACTGATGGTGATGCCACCCCTTCTGTTGATGGGTATGTGTGTTTCAGAACTGCAAACACGTCCCCGACAACAATTACTTATTTTGACAGCCCACCAGCGAGTGGTAGGAAACTTTGTTTGCTTTATATAAACGATGTTAATACTACTATACAACATAATTCTGGCCTTGACTGTGGCGGAGTGGATATTACACCATCGGCTGGCGATATGTTCGGACTTTACTGGAATGGGAATAAGTGGCTTTGTTATTATTTAGACCCCGCAAAAGGCAGTGGCATAATGAAGCGTGGCAAAGATTTGTATGTTGTTTCGACGACGGACAGCTTCGGAATTGGTACGACTGACCCAGAATATCCTTTTCACATGAATAATAAAGTTTTTATGTACCAGTATAATGCTTCGACACGACCAAATTTAAAGACTTATTTTGACCCAGTTCCGCATAGCCCTTCTTCTTCTTATGCACTTCACTTTGATAAAGATAGTACACAAATTAATGTAAACAACATTAGTTTCGATGTTGAGGGCGTACCATATTTGGAGTTTGGTTTGGATTATGCCCATAGATATTTACCATTTTACAACCCTGTTGCTGGAATGGATGTTTGGAATTTAACTAAATATGGACATACAATACAAGGCCCTGGGGTAGGTGTTCCAGTTTGGAGCATTGGCCATATGGTTGACCCAGGTGATTCACTTTGGACGGCTTTCTGTGGAGTTAGCGCAGACAGTATGCCTGTATTTGTGGCGGCTGTTGAAGGAGATACCTGTGATGCCTTTTCTATACGTAAAACTGGCAATGGGTATCGAGCATGGATGCACTGGGGTATTAATAATAGTTCTAATTATGACTGGAGAATGGGGACGAATAACGGCGGCGATATGATGATATTTTCTGCTGGTGGAAGTACATCTTGTCCTACGGTTCCAGGGACACAAGTCATGACGTGGGAGTATGGAGGCCAAATTGGAATAGGTTCAACAAGTCCAACAGCACAACTTCATATTTACACGGCTAATGGTTATGATCAACTTAGGCTACAAACGAACTATACACCAACCAGTAGCGCTGATTTAAACGGAAGTGTTGGAAATATCTGCTGGGATAATTCATACATTTATGTTAAATGTGCAAGTGGTGGTTGGAAACGTGCTGCTTTAAGTGCGTGGTAACCTGTGTTTCATCATGAAATAAAGGGAGATTTGAAATGAAAAAGCTATTAGTTTTAATACTGTTAACAATACCGATGTATTTAGTTGCTGATGATTCACCTGTGTTTAGAATTCAACCTGGTGTAAAAATTGTAAGTGACACTTCAAATGTAAATAAAGCAATTGGTAGACTTTGCTTTTGTACCAGTGATTCTACTTTATATATTGGGGATGGAACTTATCTTGATGCTATTATGAAGTGCGTTGATGGAATAACATTTAAAGGAATAACTACTTTTTATGGCGCGGCTTCTGAACAGGTAGTTATTGACCCAGATGGCTTAACGTTTATAGCTATTACTGCAACAACTGCTGGAAACCTAAAAGCTATTGATTTAAGTGGAATGACTGCTATTAGTAGCTCATCAGATTACTGGATATACAATAACGTCAATAATCACTGGCGTGGAGATGGAGTTTTAACACTATCAACAGTGTACAGCTTTGCAACTTACGCAAATGCGTTTAAACCTTATACAAATTCAAACCTATTAATTTCGAATGATAACAAACCTGCATATGACATTCTGATCGACATCGGTGCAAATGCAAGTGGTGCTGATGGCAGCTTGAAAATGGGGGATACTGGAACGGCAGGGGAATATTGTGAAATAGACAGCATGGGTATTCTGCGGCAGTCTGTAACTGCTGGAATCGCGGCTGTTAATCCTGGTGGACAGGGTGATGGTGCACTGACAAGTAATATAAATGAAATAGCGACTGTTGGAACGGCTGATGATGCTGTAACACTTCCGAGTGCGGCTGCTGGAATGATTATAAGAATTATCAACAATGGAGCTAATCAGCTTGAAATTTGGCCTGCCTCTGGTGATAATACAGGAGCAGGAGTCAATACTGCTGTTACTTTGGCTGCTGGTTCTAATGTAACATATATCGCTTACGACGCAACAAACTGGGAACAATTCTAATGTTCGATGATTTTAAACTACGTTTTATTTGCAAATATGACCCAACTTTCTGGCTGCACATGGCCAGGGAGTTTGTCATATTTCAGATTATGTTTTGGCTGGTTTTCGGGCTAATGTTGCTGCACATGGGCGCTGTTACAGGGGCGCTTGTTTTGGCAGCGTCGGCGTTAGCGGCTGCGTTCTGCATCGGGATCAATCTGGCCTGGGAGTGGCAAGACGGGCTGCGAAATGATGGATTCAATGTCTTGGACTTCATTGCGGGACTGATTGGAATAGGAGCTGGTATAATGGGTGTTGTTTATTTGTTTTTTGTAGAGAACAAATGACAGGGCTGACATTGTTGACTGTGTTGACGCGGAGGGTTGGATGAAGGATATGTTTGGATTATTGGTTTTTATGATGCTTGGATTCTGTTTTGATGCGCTGGGGGATGCGCTGAAGTTTGGAGGCGCGGCGGATGCGCTGGCCTGGGCCGATTTTGTGTGGCATTGTGTGAAGTGGCTTGGGGAGATTCCATGCTGGGTGGCGAGCGGGTATTTTCTGATGGTCTATTGGTATGATTATCATTTGAATGATGTGTGGCATCCGAAGCGGGAGCATTTATATTTGATAGGAGTGTTGGTATGCGGGGTTTTGGTTTGGCACGGGGTTTACCGTTTATCGCGCTGGTTGTTGTATTAGAAATTGTCGGATGGCGGATTTCTGATGGCGGATGCCAGATTGCAGAAAACAGATTGCAGGCTGAAACTTTTGATATAATCAGCGGGAATGTTGTTGTTGAAGATTCTTTGTTGGCGTTTTACGGGAACGGGTCGGCAGAAATAACAATCAATAAATCTGGCTGTTGCACGGTTGTTGTGCGTGCGCGGGAAGATTACGTACCTGGCGCTGATGGCCTGGTTGAGGTTCGTTTTCCTGGAGGATGCGATACGTTGCAAGTTTCTGATAGCGACTGGGCTGAGTATTCGCTTGTTTTGTCAGTTGGCTCTGTCGGTGACTGGCGGTTTTCTTTTATCAATGATTACTTCAGCGGTGAGTATGACCGCAATATTTATCTTGACTGGGTGGAATGGCGCTGGCAGGGTGTTGCTGTGCCTGAGACGCTATGTATTGAGCATGTTTGCCTGACCTGGGACGCGAATGACGAGGCCGATCTGGATGGGTATAAGGTTTATTATGGTTTTGGGTCGAGGGATTATGTTTTTTCGGAGGATGTTGGTGATACGACGGCGGTATGCCTGACTGATCTCTGGGCGGATACGACGTATTATTTTGCGGCGACGGCTTATGACACGGCTGGTAATGAGAGCGGGTATTCTAACGAAGTTTTTGCGTATGTTGTCCCTGGCCAGGCAAGTGAGCAGCATAAGGGTGACTGGAATAACGACAAGATTATTGATTTGCTGGATATGGTTGCTTTTGATACGGCGCTGGGGAGTTATTTAGGGCACTGGTTGTTTGATTCGGTGTTTGATTTTGAAGATAACGGGATTATTGATTTGCTGGATATGGTGCAGTTTGATTCGGTGTTGGGGGACTACTATTAAAATTACCCATTTTAATTGTGAATTGTGAATGGGTAATTGATAATTATTAATTTAATAAAAGGACAAAGGCGATGAAATGGACGAATCGTGGTGCGTTGCTGCGTGCCCTTACGGTGCTGGCGGCGTTGTTGTTGGCTGTTGGTGGGTGTGAAAAATCGTTTGAGCTGTATGCGCAAAATGGCATTGCTAAAATTGACACGGTGGACACTGTTGTTCAATTTCAGTATAAGGCGAAATATACTGGCTGTGTTTCGGCGCTTGGTGCAACTCTGTTTTACAATCCTGGCAGGATTGCTTATCTGGCGGATTCGACTGAGGTTTACGGGGTGTTTCATCACGAGGTGATTAACCTGGTTGAGCCTGGACGGTTACAGGTTTCGTTTAATACGGACAGCACCCAGGGCGAGCCTGCGTGCGGGCTTAATGGGCAACCGATATTTAAGATGGCGTTTCGGGTAAATGCGGAATCGGAGCAGGGGCCATGCGATGTGCGGCTTGAGAATGTAAGGGTACAGCTTTATGGCGAGGATTTACGGAAGAAGGCCAGCGATTATGAGTTTTTTATTTCGTGGCTGTTTGAGTTTTGGCCCGATGCGCTGAATTGAAAAAAAAGCGATGAGCACGGAGCACGGAGCGTACACCGATAGCATGATGCGGGAGTATTTGCTTGATCGATTGCAGAAGTTGATTACAAGTAGCGGGCGGCACGTTTGGACGGTTGAGGAGGTTTGGGATGTGATTGGTGCTGACTGGGATGTGAAGACTGGCGGTGATGGGCATTTTTTCCCTGGGATGGATACGCTTAATCTCGATATTTTAGAGCGTCGGGCGATTGATTTGGCGATGCGCTATGCGGGTGGTGTTCAGAAAAAGGCAGCGCTGTTGCTTGGGATTAGTGAACGTCGGCTTTGTTATAAGTTAAATCACAAGAATTATTGTCGTTAAGTGTGGAGGATGTTATGGATGAGAAATCTATGAAAGATGATATTTCTCAAGAGGGTGTCAATGAAATTGAGGACGCTTTGGAATTTATTGCTGATTTTGCAACGCGGGTGGATGGGGCAACGAATGATGGGTGGCAGTGGATGTCGGATTCTATGCACATTTTACCTGCTTTTGTAAAACTGCCTGCCGCGGTGAGCGGCGCTGAGAAGATTCCTGCGCAGTACGCGGATATGGATCCTGAAGAACGGGCGCGGCTTGAGGCGATTATTGAGAAAATGGCGTTTAAGTCGGAATATGCTGAACTGGTGACGGAGGAAGGGCTGAAGCTGGTGAGCCAGATGGCTAAGTTTTTAGCTATTGTACGGATGGCGAGGCGTTAAAAAAATCAGTGATATTAAAAAAGATAAGGGCACGCCGCGCGCGTGCCCTTACTGTTTGGCGAGGGAGGATTGCGTTTACACCGCCCGTGGTGTTTACGCCTTTTATTTTAGTTGAAGGTTAACGACGCAATTGGAACTAACTGTTTTATATTTCATCGAATGAGCATTCATCTCATTTGCCGCAGATGGCAACTGAGCAATTCCGTAGCGGTTGTTGGATCATGTGGGGCTGTCATAAATTACTCCGTTGATGTGTTGTTCGTTGCACCTGGATAAATTTTAAATTCGACATATAAGGGCAAGCGTTACCCGCCCGTTGTGACCGTAGAATCGCCTTGCGTACCAGAGCCGAAGGCGGGTCGGGTGCACGCATTTGTTAGGTGGCGTGACCATTGTGCCGCCATTGCGCTTGCAATACCCTGGAACGTGCGGGAACGCTCTTTCCACCTATCGGGTGACGGTGGCATTTTATGTACTCGTTGCTCTCTGCCGTCCACAATATTTGTTGGATGTAACTTTGGCAGGTTTTTCAACCATAAGCAAGTTGCTTTCGTTTCACCATGCCCGAACTGCCAGGGCTGAATGATTTGGTCTGGCTTGCGGATGCGAGATGAAATAACGCTGATTGGATTTTCAATGGCAATATGTTCAATCGGCGCATTCATAAGCAAGCGGACAAACTCCAGCGCTTCGGCTTGCTCTGCCTGCTTGCGGTAAAAATAACGCGCTCCGCTGACCGCCAGATGTGTACAAGGCGGATGGGCAATCATCAAATCCCAATTTTCTTTCAGCATGTCGCGCACATCGCCTTGATAATGCTGACCTGGTATTTCTGTTGGCAGTAAATCGCATGACCAGACATTATGACCCAAAGCCACGAACGCTTGCCGAACGATACCGCTATACTCACACGCAACTAAGATATTCACAAAAAGCCACCTAATTATAATTCAACCTGCGAAGCCATAGGCTGAGTCAAGTTGAAATCTGTGTTAGGCAATTACTTTTTATCTTTCATAAGATTGCCATTTAATTCAATTCGTTCTCTATCAAGTTCCCGAATTGTATCTATTACGTCACTGGCGTAAAATACTTCTGTTCTTGTATAATTTGTACCGTATTCTCGATTAATGATGATTGCTTTTTGTTCAGATGCGCACCATTTCCAAATTAATGTGAAATAAAAAGTTATTGCTATTATAGTTACAACTCCTAATAACATTGCCATAACTCCAGCAATTGCATTGTACCATTCATTATCGTTACTGGACCAAATTGCCAGCACAATAATTAAAATAACAGCTACAATGATACCAAATAAGAAATTTAACATCTCTATCTCCTTATGTTTATTTTGCCTAACAACGGTTTCAATTATGACAAAACCGCGGCCAACCGTATGAGTACATCGGCATGGCACGGTTTATCAAGTGGACACCAGCACGCGAGGTCTTTACCGCGTAATGGCGCAAGGAAATCATCGAGTATTCCCGCTGCTTCCATCGCTTTTAGATCACACTCATACAGCCAGATTACATCATCAAGCGTGCAAAAATGATTTTCAAAAAACGGGTGTGGATCCCCAATCTTGTTATTGTTTCCCCATTTTGTAGGGCGACCAACATAGATTGTATTTGGCGGCATCTTCCATCCCTTCGAGCGTTTGCGTTGAATTCTCTGAGCCATAAAACTCCTTTGCTTAGGATGGCTAACATTTGCATTAACAGCGACCGAAGGGCTGTGTTTAAAATCTGACATTTTATGCTCCGCTTTAAGTTTTTATTGTCAGTTAGGGCTTGTGCGCCGCATCCTTCGGCGCGTTATGCAAGCTGTTCCGCGCGACTGCATCGCGGTCACTCAACCCTTGTAGCACGCCGCGACTGTCCAATCGGCCAAGATGTACCGACCATTTCTGCGTGTAGGCGCCAAAATGGTGGCCTACCCACACATTGCGCGGCAGCAGTAGGCGGCAAACTGCCTTCACGATCGACAGCCGCAAGCGCATAACAAATCGTTCAAGCGGCCGTGCTGCCTGCGTCGCTTCGCTCTTAGTTGTCATTCCGATTATCTCCATTGTTAGTTTGACTGCCTCACCACCCGCTGTTTTAATTTTTTTCCACAATAGCAGCAAAAATTCATATCATTTTCTGTGGGTGTTCCATCTTCAATACAAAAAGATTTTCCGCAATCAGTTTCCCATATATTGTATTCATCAAATTCATCTTGTGTCCATTCACAAACCCCATCCCGCAAACTAATCGGGTAAGCGGGAGTTTTTCTCTCCCGCTCCCCACAACACCCTGCGTGCGGGTCCGCACAGGGCGTTTCACCGAATTCATTAACCATTGGGATGCT